AGCCTTTTTAGTCGCCATTAGTAGGTAACCCCACGATCAACCGCAGCCATTATGTAATCAACACTCATGCTCTTAGTACCCGTAGCATCCCCTGACACTTCGACAGCAGCCGGGGTCATCAAGCTAGTGGGAATATTAGTGGTATGCGTACCAACCAACTGTCGGTTGTAATAAAACTGAACCGTATCAGTAGTTGTACCTTTAGTGCCAATAAACCCTACAGTGACATAAGTGTCATCAGTCAGGTTATAAGCAGCAGCAAGTTCTGTCTCTGTCTCTGTGTCAGATGCTTCTGTGATTAATCGAGTTAGAGACGAACCATCGTCTAACTGAAAACCTATCCGGTTTGAAGCAGTAAAAGCAGCTTCAGGATTAGTAGCAAAATTTTCACAAAGCCCTATCCAAATATCCATCTGCCCCACACCAGAACCGGATGTAGAAGAAGCAAAGAACCGGGCTTCAAAAAAGAGTTTTTCTCCAGCAGTCGAGGGCAACTGAAATATCTCATTACCCTGAATCGAAGCACCGTCATTATCAGTAGTAGCTTGCGAAGTAAGAGCAAGAACACCTGTAGCCGTATCAGCCGAGAGAGCAGCGGTAGCACTGGTGTCTTTTACCACCGTCCAGTCATTGGTAGCATCTAGAAGTATACCGGTGAAGTCATCGTACAAAACCGACTGATCAGGCCAAACCCCAACTTGGAGGTTTTCAAGCCCTTTACGGGCAGCGGAATAAAGAATTGGACCTTTAAAATGAGTAGCCATGTAAGCGTCTCCTGTCGTGGCTAGTGTCTATCTCGGGATGAGATAGTCAGGTAACAAGATCAGTATACCCAAATAAAAAAAGGGCGACAAGAATGCCGCCCTTTTCTTAATACATTGCTGTATCTATGCGCCGGGAGTACCAAATACACATCTCCAGTCAGACACGCCGAAAGAATATCTTTCACGTGCCTTGAACCGCATATTACCAGTGTCAAAGTCCCCTTCCATCGCTGTTTTCAGCGGAGTACGGTTGAAGAGCTTGAACCCATTTGGACAGTCAGTTTTAACGAAAAACGCATCTGCATCAGTGAAAAAGTGGTTAACCACGGCTCCCTCTGGAAGCATTCCCATTGATTTCATTGCGTTTATGTCGTTATCCGCTGTGCCCGGACGCAGATTAGAGTTAATAATCCTTTCCGCGATAAATTGAAGTTCTTTAGGAATCAACAATTTAGTACCACGTACCGCGATCTTCAGACCACGCTCATCGGTAAATCCTGCAATTTGGATGAGGATCTCTTCAAGAGAAGTCTCATTCAAATCAGCAGCAGTCGCCAATAAGTTGGTCTGGCTACCCGATAAGCTTGGGTGAGCTGCGGAACACAGTGCAGCGCCATCGCCTATGGGAGAACCGGTAGAAAAAGCATTGTTCATTACCGTCGCACCTTTAATCTGCTTGGTTTGAGACATTGAACGTGCTAGTGCCCGAGTGTAGCGTTTAGCAAGACTATCATAAAGATTGTCCTCTACCGCTTCCTCGGTGATGCTAAAAGCTAATGCAATGGTTTCCATTGTGTAACGTGCAGTATACGTCTCCTGCGCGTCATCAAAAGAAATGGCACTACCTTCACTCTTAACAGGGGCCGTTCCGAAACCGGACAGCATCACTTCTTCTTCAAAAGCTCTGTCAGAGCTTTCAGATTCAAAGATTTCTGCTGCTTCGTCTTCATAACGGTCATATTCCAACCCAAATAAGGCATTCAGGCCGGGTTCTAGTTCTTTCGCTAGTTGAGCGCGAGAAATAGTCATCTAGGGCCTCCTTATAAACCGGTTGAGTCAGCAGTCGNCTGTGAATCAAAGCGACGAGTGCCAGCGTTAAAGTGAGCGTTTAGCCGTACTATCAAGGGAATTCCCGCTGCGGTGTAATCACTATTTGCGTCATCATCTACAATACCGACAATACGCAAAGGTAATGTTGCTGTAGTGTTAACACTCGACACACTAGCCTGAGAATTGGATTTACCTGTATCGGTAGAACCGGTACGGGCAGATGTTCCCAAATCAGTGTTAGCAAAAATAGTTGCTACCGCAGTAGCTCGGCTGGTTAAAGAAGCATCCGAAGATACCTGGAACAACTGGTTTGGATTATCAGCGATATAAGCGCGGACAGGATAATTCGTGTCCACACTTACTGCGCCTGATCCGGGCCAGTAGTCCAACCATACGGGTTGCTTCCGAACGGAGTCTTGGTACATAACACCAGTTAAAACACCCAGTGCTTGAGTTGTACCCCCCGCTGTATCACCTGCATAATCTATGTACCCAGTGCTAAGTGGAACTACGATTCCGCCATTATAGATAACATTAGTGTTACCACTAGCGATTTCGTATTCAGTGACACCCGTTGAATTGGGACCACTACCCACCATACCAATAGGACGTAGACCATAGGCAGTTTCTTGGTTTGCCATAAGACTAATCTCCTAAGAAATTAAAGGTCACTCTTTACGAGGACCACCAAAAGTTACACGAGATTGACGGTCAGGTTTACTGATCGTCATAGAAGAGTGGCTGTTTTCTCGCATCAGATTATCATCTACAGCTTGCTGTAGATCTCTGGCTCGACCATGGTAATAAGCATTTCTTTCTTTTACCGTTTCGAGTGGTATACGAGCTAACATTAACCCTCCAACCCCAAAAACACCTTCGTATTTTCCTGATTCAACAACCGGAGACTCGAAATCCGGATACTCTGAGGCTCGAACAAGTTCGTAGCCTTCTCGTAACCTGGCAGAAACATTTTTCGTGTCTTGAAAACCACGTGCTTCTGCGCGAATCCATCGATGTTTGTACCCTTCGGGTGCAGGTGGTGCGTCCAAACTAGAGGCGGGTGCCCAAGGTTTCCTCTGAGCCTTTTTTTCTCTAGTTTCCGTTGCGCGAGGAGTTTTTGCGGTGCCCTCAAACCCTTTCTTGCTTGTAGACATCTAAATTCTCCTATTTAACGTATTTCGCGTATTCTGATTCAGGCACACCTAACTTAGCCGCAATAGTTCTTTGGCTAGGCGTGAGTTTTACTTGCCGTCGATTACGTCCAGTTCGTGAGCGGGAAGCTCCAGCAACCGTCTGAGCGCCACGTCTTGCTGTTCCGTTGGTTCTAGCAGCGGGTTCCGAACCCGAAAAATTATCCGGAAACATGTCCCGAATGCGGAGATCAATTTCATCATAATACTCATCGCTCGTAGGGTCAAATCCTTCTTCCTCTACCAAGACCTCATGGATAGCTCTTGCCGCTCCCGTCATTGCTACATCCCGGTCCGGAGTTTGAGCCATGGAAAACCATTTATTCTTACGTGCCCACTCTTCCGCACGTGGGTCCCGTTGAATTTGCTGTTGAGGGGGCTGCTGCGGTTGCGGTTGCTGCTGTGCAGCTTTTTGGTGTTGTGCCCTTGCTTCAGAAACACGCTTCGCTTCTTCCAACTTGGATTTTTGAACTTGAATCTCAGTTAACCTACTCTGGGCAGAAACCGTAGCGTCTGGGTCAGCACTGCGAACGGCCTGTTTAAGAGCTTCCTCTGCCGACTTTTCTTCAGCAGCAATTCGGCCAGAATATTCGGACATGTAGCCATNATCCACCTGCTTTAAACGAGTCTTGATTTTTTCTGATTCCGCCTGAACTTGTTGGGCATAACCAAGGGCTTCCTGCTCGTTCCGTTCCGCTTCACGCATTTTTTTAGTAAGTCGNTTTATACGTTTCTGAACCGATTCGGAATATTGTTCAACCTCCTCCTCACTGTCACCCCCTTCTGCTGATTCGGTGGCAACTTGTTCTTTCTCTTCCCCGGCAATCACAACCTTCTCTTCGTATTCCTCAAATTCCAAGTCTACCTGCCCATCATCCACTACGTGTGTTTGTTTATTAGATTTCGCCATTGCAGTCTCCGTTAATAACTGAGTATATCGTCAGGATTTTTGATAGTAGCCAACACTTCATCGTCGTTAAGAATACGAACTTCTCCGCCTTCTATACGAAACCGGGAACCTGCATAACGAGGAAAGATCACCCACTCCTTTTCATCACACCACGGACCATCTGGAAACTTATCCGTATCGGCATAACACAGGGGACCTTGTTTCAACACATAGCCCACCACTGTTTGAACCTGATCTTCATCCAACTGCTGATCGGTCAAGAGAATGCCGCCAGAAGTTCTGCCCTTACCTCTGTACGGTAGGACAAGCAACCTCCAACCCGTTGGTTGGGGCATACGGTCTAATAAAGTGGGATCTATAGAATCAGGATCAAGGACCTGTTCCTGGGGNTCNACATAAGCGTCTTTTATCGAAGTTTCTGTGGATACGTCAGTCATCAAATTGCTCCTGTTTGTCTATCAGGCCCGAGAGTTCCTGTTCTATGTAAGACAAGGCACTAATTTCTCCCATGAGTTTTTGATACTCTTCCATGGACTTAATGCCGTTATTTCCTAAAATGTCGATTACGNTATTTCGTCTATCCTTAATTGTTTTTTGAATAAATTGAATTACATCAATTTCATCCATTCGCATATTCCCTCATGTAGTTAGATATAATCGTAGCTAATCTTATACCATCTCCGGATCAAATTCCCCTCTTTCTATTAATTTTTCACGATTATAAGCGTGAGCTTCAGCTACAGTTTCCTTATTCGCACCATCATACTTAACCGCGTGATTATGGGCCACTAATAAAGCATTAATACACTGGTCATCGGCCCAAACCGTCCCTAATACACGCCCAAATTTCCCTTTTTCCAATTCCGTAAGCACTTTGATTTCTTTGGCGGATTTTAGCCGGTCTTCAACGAACTGTTTACTAAGCATTCCCCTCGCCTTATGGTCTAAATCAAGGCTTCGACATTCGGGGGCGTCTATACCGACGAGCCTGACTCGGGCTTTATGAAAGATTGAGAACCCAAGATCCATGGTTAAATCCACGGTGTCGCCGTCAACCACGCGCCTCACTTTACAGGAATATTCAAACATAGGTATTCGTCTTAATCATGTCAGTTACTTCTATGGCTCGGCCTTTTACTTGTCTGGCCCACCGGGAATCGAAAAATTCGAGAGCCGCTTGGTCATGGTCGCCCATTTCCATGTGGCCTAACGCTTTTTTAAACCCTGAAAAACGAAATCGTCCCAGATTAAAGTGCATATTGATGATTCCGTCTTTTCTAGCACCGTCCTCAAGGTCGTTAAACCACGGATATTCTGAACTTAATTCCTTGATAGTACGCTCAATGTCGTTCTGGAGCATGTAGTCGATCTCGTCATCACTAATCCCTAATCCGTGATGCTCTTCAGTGTCAGAAATATTCCTGCCGCATCCTATCGTCAACACACCCAAACTGTCTTTATAGGCGTGTTTTTTTACCCCCTCGTGCCGTTTAAGCATAGCGATCAGTTTTTCCATGTCATCTTCTAGGGTTATTTCAACTAAAGAAGAATGCAGGGAAACGGGGTACAAGCCAAGCCAGATAACGACCAACAAAACCAAAAATTTCGACATTATTATTAGTCACAAATTTCGGCCAATGTAGCCCAGTCCTGTGCTGACCACTGGGAAGTATCTACCGTAGCAGGCACTTCCACCGTAATTCCGCTCAGATTNCCGCCAAAAACGCCTGCCGTCGCCGCAGACTCGCCCCGCAGGCAGGCAAAGGCATTATCGCCCTCGCTAACCGCTAGGGCTTCAATTTGGGTACATCCGGCCAACAACAACAAAAAAGGCATTAATTTAAGCATTTTCCACCTCGTCCATTAATTTATTAAGTTCAGCCGCTTCTTCTTTACTTATCACAAACTCTTTTTTGCCTTGATTATTCACAAACTCTTCTTTTTCTTGATTATCCACATATTTTTGGAGCCGCTCGGCATACCCCTCCATTTTGTGATCCGACATCACCGTAGCAAGCTGTCGATCTTTGGCGCGGAACGCCGTGTCGGGATCAATGTAATCTTCCCCAGAGTTAGAGAAATACAGCATGGTCTGGCTCTTGCTTGGCCCATAAAATAACTTGGGTAGTTGGGTAACGATATCTGACCCGCACACCACTGATATCTGGTCATCCAACTCCATTGGGCGTTTAAAGCCTTTGAAAAAGACATTCGGTTTCCCAAAAGTCACAAGGTTGAGGTTGGGGTGTTTCCCGGTCAGCTTTGCTGCACTTAGCTCTGCTAAAGCACCACCAAGACTATGCCCGCACAGCAACGTGCGTTTTTTAGGGTGGATATGACGTTTTATACGGCTCCATACTGACATATGTGCGGCCACGAACCCCCCGTGGCAGAGTCTTCCGGCATACGGTACAGGCACTGCACTTAGATTGAACAGCCAATCGTGCAAACCTCGACTTCCACGAAAGCAGATCACATCAATAGTTTTACGTTTAGCTATAAAAACAGTGGTAGAGGTGAGCTTCGACTCAATCTTAATTGAGCGGCTTACATGGTCATATGCCTTAACCGAATGGCGACGGGCACAGTTGAGGAGAACCGGGTCTAATTTCATTTGTGATCACAACACAACAGTCAATAAATGCGCCCTAATCCAGCGGCTATAACAGCCACTATAATCCAGAACACCCGTTCCCCAAACTTAACCGAAGGACTCATTCNCTGGATTTTCTCGTCCATAGAATTAACTCGTGNTTCAATCAACGCTTGGCGGTTAAAAATCGTCACAATACGCTCGTCTATTCGAGCTAACGTAATCAGGACATCTTGAAGATCATCTTTCACGAGTGGGGAGGGCTTACTAGCTGCTATGCGCTTAATCATGAGCCACACACTGTATGCCAAGACTCCGTGTACTCACTTCTTTTTTAGTCATCCCAGCCTCCTTAATCTTTAGCTGTTTTTGAGTATATTGTCCCCGGCAAACACCATACACAAGATTGTTTAGCGGTGATTGATGATACACAAACCGAATACTCAACAGCCTTTAAGGCCAACGCAATTTCACCAATCATTATTACTCCACCCCAACCAACTCTCGTCGGAATTTTTTATACCACTCCAGACTGTATTAAAACCTATTGTGTAACGCTTATCACTTTGGTTTTTCGGAACTGAATGTCTTAACCAACTTGGAAATAATATTAATAATCCGTCAGCTGGTACAAAAACTTCCGAGTATGCACTAAATCTTGTTTGTTTAATAAAACTAATATTCATTGCATAATGTTGTAATGGACTTTCAAATATTAAAGGTGCGCTTCCGTTTTCACATTTAGGATAAAATGCTCCGCTAATAACACTTCTCTCATGTCTATGAGAATCTACTGAGCCATACTTCGCTAGTCTATTAAACCAACTCGTGTCAATAAGTGTGTAATCAATACCAGTTTCTTCAGAGTATTCATCACAACAAGATTGTATTGTTTTCCAAAGACTAACTAACCTCTTATCATTTAAAAACATTTCGTTGCCAATAATACGACTGCTTTGTCCTTCATGCACTAAAGCATGGTCACCTGTTTTTTCATAAGTTTCAATCATGTCAATTACAATTTGCTCACACTCATGACCTTTCAAATCATAACTACTGATTAGTGTCGGAAATGCAGCAAAGTTTCTAGGTTTAGGTGGTTTCATGGTCATAACCGCCTACTTCATACAAATGGCTTCCCCGAAAGCCAAGCCACTAAAGTTTGCCGCGCCCCCTTTACAACAGGAGTGACCCTGTGCACCGTCCAACAAGGGAATGAAATAATTAATCCACGTTGCTTTCTCACACTTTCAGGCTCTCTCGATGTTAGTACCTCTAAATTCCCGCCCTCATAATCCGCAGGGTCTGATAATTGCAAAACCGCAGTTAGTTTTCTGCTTGCCCCCGCTGTACCAAAATCTTGGTGCCAACCATAAGTACCTTGTTCTGCCGCTGTATAATTCCCTAACTGTAGTGCTTCCCCGAACCCAGTTAGATCAAAATTAAAATACTGAGCATTTAATTCAGAGACAACTCCAGCTAGTTTAGTAAACACCCATCCAAACTCAGCATCATTAGTAATCCAATCAAGCTGGGTTCTTCTCATTTCGTTATCAATTGCACCTTTTCCAATATACGAGTCGCCTGTAGCGGCGACTGCTTTCGCCTGAAGAATATCCAACTCCTCATCTGTAAATGCACCTTCCCACCAAGCCAATGTCTCAATGTTCTTTGCACACGGTGTTAATACTTTCTGCATTATACAAACCTCCGTCTTTGGCCTAACGGGTAATTAGACAATTGGCTCACTAACAGCCTCGAACTCCACCCCAACCATGTCTTCTATAGTTGAAAGCGTTGTATCAATGGCAGGGTCTTTAACCTTTTCTAGTATCTCAAACCACTGTTTCGGGGCATGCCTCGAAATGAATTCGTCAAGGTCACTTCCCGTTAGGACTGGCACATCCCATAATGTGATGTTGACATCTGTTCTGCAATTTTTGATGCTGCCATCCGAATGACGTATAATTTCTCCTGACTCAGGATCAATATCAGCCAAGTCTTCTTCTGTAGTTACATCGGTATAATACCGAACTACGATAGTATGCTCTTCCGCTGAAAAGCCCATAATTTTATATTTGATTTGCATATTAAACTCCTATGAAACTGGCCCATTACGGGTGCCTGTTGCAATATAAGTAATGTTTGAGTTGCCCGTAACTGAATTACCCTGAGAACCCGCAGGACCCGCAGGACCAGTAGAACCCGCAGGACCAGTAGAACCCGCAGGACCCGTAGGACCCACAGGACCCGTAGGACCCGTAGGACCCGTAGGACCAACAACGGTCCAGTGCGAACCGCCGGGGCCGACAGGACCCCCACCCGGACCTCCAGCAGGTCCAGCAGCCCCGCCGGGCCAGCCGCTGAAATCACCAC